ATAGTCAATGGAGAAATCTACATCGCAGAGACAAGGAATAACCTTCGCCATGCCGGAATACTCTCTGATACAAGAGATTAAAACTTTTTTATTTTTTTTCTTGCATTATTAGGAATGAATTACATTACATTTGCACTCACAAAACCAATAAATATATGGCAATAACTGCAACAACTAAGGCACAAGCAGAGAGGACTCTGGCTCCTGCCGGCACATTTGTAGCCCGGTGCTACAAGATGATTCATATCGGAACCATTCAGGATGAATTCAATGGTGAAAGCCGTTGGGTTGAGAAAGTTCTTATTGAGTGGGAACTACCAACGGAGACAAGGATCTTTTCTCAAGAGAAAGGAGAACAACCTATCTCAGTTAGCAAAGAGTTTGCATTGTCAATGCATCCTAAGTCTACCCTTCGGGCATTCTTGACATCGTGGAGAGGAAAGGGATTCACCGATGATGAGGCAGTAGCTTTTGATGTATCAAAGCTTGTAGGAGTACCATGCCAATTGTCAATTGTGCATGAACCTCGGAAAAATCAACCCGGTGAGTACTTTGCAAAAATCAGTTCCGTGTCCGCTCTTATGAAAGGCTTTAAGGCACCGGAGCAAATCAATCCATCATTCGTGTTTGAACTTGATGCCTTTAATCAGGCTAAGTTTGATTCCCTGCCGGACTGGATTAAGGCTAAGATTATGACCTCTAAGGAATATCAGGCCATCAAGTCTCCCCAGATTGCCCATCAGGAATCGGTAAAGCAAGCCGTAGATTCTTGGGTTGATACTGAGGAAGAAGAAGATAGTCTCCCATTTTAATCCGTACCTACCATGAACCTTTGGGAATTAACTCAGGAAGAACTCTCCTTCATCGCATTGATGGAGGAGACCGGTGGTGAGGTTACCGATGAAATCCTTGAAGAACTGGCTATCCGTAAGGAGAACTTTGAAGCCAAGGCGGCTTCCTACACCAAGCTTATAATGAAGCTTGAATCTGAGGTTGATATAGCGGCCGCAGAGATCAAAAGAATCCATAGCCTGAAGAAGACTAAGGAGAACACGATAGAGAGGCTCAGAGAGACCTTAAAGACTGCCGTGATGGCTTTTGGTAGGGAAGATGCCAAGACTGGAAAGAAACGCTATGAGACCCCTTTATTCAAGCTATCTTTGCGCCATACTAAATCAGTAGACATCATTCAGGAACTGGACATACCTGATGAATACTGGGTAGTCAAGAAGGAAATAAGCAAGTCCATGTTATCTGAGGCAATGAAGGAAGGGTCAACAATACCTGGGGCTTCTTGGAAGGAGAACATAGGTTTACAGATACGATAGATCATATTTTTTTTGTGTTTTAATAATAAAAAAAGGGAGGTTATTAGCCTCCCTCTTTTTTTGAACAAACTAAAGATTAGTCTGAGATGAATTCGGCTTCGAATACACCGTTGATGTTTTCGTTGTCATCACCATCTTTGAAAAGAGTAGTAGGTGAAGCGAATACATCGAAATAGCACTCCATCCAAACCTTCCACAGTTCATCGCACTCATCGGGTGCAATGCGAACATCGCAACGAACATTAGGCAAGCCTGGGATTGGCATAGTGAAACGCTTCATTACCCCGATGTCTCCGAAAGAACCAACATACTGAAGGAACGGAGTGTACACAAGTGAACCCGGAGAAAATACGATTGCAGAATCCTCAGAAGTCAAAGGACCAGAAGCGGTAATGTTAGGATCGAAGTAGAACTCGGCAATACCGGTATTGTTACGAACGGTAGAGTAATCCAAACCATTAGCGGCCTGACCGAAGTAACGGCTATCATTCATCCAAACCCTTTGGAGCGCACCGGCACCACCAACGATGATAGGCGCACCATTGAATCCAGAATTCATGTAAGCTTGCTTCATGGTAAAGAGACCTTTTGGAATCAAAGATCCAGTAGCAGAATCTTCTACTGCATAAGTCTCAGAACCAATTACACCACCTTGACCATACCATGCTCCGAATGAACCAGAGATTGAGTTAATCAGGTCTTGGTTCATTGCTTGGATTAGAGCATTAGAGGCAAGTTGGAAATCGTTGAACATTTCACGAACTACTGACAATGCACCACCGGCACGGCCAATACCATTGGCTCTCTGGACAATCTGATTAGGATCTGTTGAACCAGTAAGGGATACCAGATCAGAATAAGCGGCACAATACACCCGAAGTTGCTCTTCAGTCATACTGAAGGATACAGAGCGGAACTGAGTTACCTGAAAAGGGATTTCAAGATAAGGAAGTGGCGCACCGAAATCACAAGACTTTACGGTCTCGGTATCATTGGCAGTAAGTCTCTGCTTGTAAACGATACGAACATCCTTGCTATGTCCGGTACCATCGTTGTTTGCCTGGCGGATAATAGTTCCGGTAGACAGATTAGATGGGTCATTCAGGGCGGCAAGAGTACCACCATGGATATTGACATTTGCAGAGTTATTGATTAAGTTATCTGATAGCGAAGTTAATATCGCAGGACAGATGTTTTGAGATGCAACTGACATTTTATTAGATGTTGTTATAATTGGCCGCTACATTGCTTATATCGGCCAGAGCATTCCGAACTGATGCCGGAACATTGGTGCCTTGCGCCTGTTGTGGAACAGTAAACGCAGTTGGAGGAAGGGTGCCTTGCTCAAATCCTTGTGTAGTGCCACCTACACCTTTTTCCTTGAGCAGTTTATTCTCCTGTAAAACTAAAACAGAAAGATCATTGTATGTAAATTCTTTTCCATTTACTACCAAAGGCAGGGACTCATCTCTGGAATTAACCAGTTTAGCCGTATTGCGCTCCGGGTCATAAATAATCTTACCATCCAGTTGTTGGAGTTTTCTATCTAAAACGGATTGATACGCAGGAATCCTTGCGGCCTCCGGTACTGCATCATTCCATTGAATTCCGTTTAGTTGGGTCTGCTCCCAGAGTTGTTTCATCTTAGAGATGTACTTCTCTGCAATCAGGGATTTCTCAACCTCTACCTTTTGTACGGCCTCATCTACTCTGGATTGGGCTTCGGCAATCTTTTTCATGTACTCATCAGAGACATCCTTATTGGTAGATTGCTTTGCCTTCTCCTCCAGGTCTTTCAATTTCTTGAAGGCCAACTTTACCTTGTCACCGGAGTTCTTTGTGATTTTAAGTTCATCAATAGACTGTTGGTCCAGACCATAGTTCTTAGCCAGATTCACAATCTCTTCATCGTAACCCATCATGTAGTTCTTAATGAAGTGGGTCTTCAGGTCAAGATTGGACTTAGCCAAATCAAAATCGTAAAGATTGGAATTGAACTTTTGTTCTACCGCCTCTGGTACTGCAATGTCACCAAGAGAAGAAGCAGAGATCATAAGTTGAAACTCTGGGTCCTGATCTACTCCGGCTCTTTTAGCCTGGGCAATTAAAAACTCTCTGATATTCATAGGTATGAATTAAACTCGGTTGGTTCTGGCTTCTCTGTTTCTTCAACAGGCTCATCGGATACTTCAAGTTCCACTTTCTTCTTCTTCTTTTTAGGGGCTTCCATCAGTTCAGAAGAATCCAGAGAGGAACCGGTTTCCGCCTTGAGTTCTGCTTCAATCTCGGCACGAAGGGCATCCTTCAGTTTAGCACGAAGAATAGGATCACTCAATGAACCTTCATCAATTGAACCTTCTTTAAATGGTTCTTGTCCTAATGGGCGAATCCTACTCCATGAAAATGACCTTTTGTTAATTGGCTTCTGAAGTTCCTTCAGGGCCAACATAGCATTAACCTGAAGCTTTAGAGGAATGTCCTGCGCTCCGGTCCTTGGGTCAATTTCCCAACGAACTACTGTGACACGGCCTTTCTTGCCTTTCTCGGCAATTTCTTTACGGATATAATCAAGTCCATCAATCATAGTATTGTTATTTATGAAGTGTGAATAATTTGAGAACGCATTCCACTTCCCCGGTTATCCTGAGAAGCAATTTCGCCATACTTAAATCCATAGGATTTCATGTTGGTCTGCATGACAGAGTAATGCCAGTCTAAACCATGAGTCTGGTTCTTTGTATATTCCTCTGCAATCTTGGCTCCTTCCAGAGTAAAGATGTATGCATGGCATAGCCACATACCATCACCTTTCCAGAAATGCTTTAATCCTGGGAATGGCACCTCTGTTCTTTCCGGTTTTTCAGGAAGACCATAGTAGCCCCAAGACAGATTGAGCATATCATACTCCGGTAGACTATCCCAGTTATTAATCAGGGTCTGTAAGCCCTCCTTCTTAAACCTGACATCATCTTCCAGATAAAGAACAGTACCCAACTCATTGAGTAATTGCTTTATCATTACTGCTCGGTGAGATCCATAGCATCCTATTTCAGAAATGGATATGGGTTGGCCTTTATGACCATAAGCTTTCTTCTGGATGACTTGATGATTGACAAAGTTGCCATCCAATCCAGGCATCCTGATAGGCTCATCTCCATTTTTATCCCTTAAATCTAAGGTCTTAAAATGAGCCAATAGATTCCTTTTACGGATCATTGCCCTATCCATATTGATATAGACAATTTTATCTACTGGAATTTTCAAGTAAGTGGAATATTTTTTGCAAATGTAATTTGAATATTTGCATTTGCAAATACAGATGGATACACGAAGTTCAGACAATTGGTCAAAGAAGCCCGGTGGATGGGATTCACTAAATCTTACCCTGCTTAATTCAGAGGAAGACTGGCCTGAAATAAATTGCACAAAGGCAAATGTCGAATACATTGTTAATGTAAATGACCGGAAAAAGATTGGCAAAGGATGTACGGTATCAACCTTCATAGATGACTATCATTTGGAAAGGCTCTGGAATCAACCTGTTCGATATGGGAACAGGTTCCTTCATCTGGAAGTAGGCAATGTAATGTCCCCAGACTTCTCCCTGTTTATCGGAATGCCAAAGCCAATGATGATCTGGAATACCTACCGAAGCCGGATGGTAGGTAGACTCTGGGCAGATATGGGATTGAATGTAATCCCTACCATTACTTGGGCCGATCAGAAATCATTTGAGTTTTGCTTCAATGGAATTACCAAAGGGTCCGTTGTAGCCATATCAGATGTGGGAATCCGTGATAACGAAGAACGGTACTACTTTGACCTTGGGTACCATAAGATGATTGATATTATAAAGCCAAGGCAAATATTATTTATGACTGGCAAAAAAAGTAGACCTTTGTATGAACATCAGGATGTGGTATTCCTGGATTCATTCTTTACCAAGAAAAGAAAACAATGGGAGGCAGAGGCAAAAAGAAATCAAAAAGAAACACGTTCTTCGGACAGTCATCAGGAGCGGCTACCCCTATAACCGGAGAAGTACAACCAACTCAGGCAGGGACTACACCACCAGAACCTCAACAAGGTTGACAAGTAATTTTCTCTAAGACATCAATGTCCAGAGTAAAGAAGTAGGTCTCAAAGTTTCTTTCCGGTAACCCGAAATACTGGAGGGCAATTGCCTTGGAGTCAAAATCAGATCCACCATAGGTCACATGAAGGATAGAGTTTATTAGGGTAGAAATTGCAAACTCATCACCAGGATGTTTACTGTTCACACAAACCTTGAAACTGACATTCCGGGTCAGGACTCCCTTCCTACCCCCTGCCGGTTGGTTATTCGTGGTGGCATTCTCACGGACAAAGAATAAGGTCACATCGTAGGCATCATCCACGGAGCAGAAGGTCTTATCACTTATTGATATGTAATTCCCTGCGCTATCGGCCTGAAGGCTTTCTGTGGCCTCTCCATAGTTCTTTAGTCTAAGGCCATAATAACCGCCCAGAACTTGGCAAAGATTCTGTAAAGAGTTTTCTACGGTAAATGTCTGGTTCATCTTGATAAGTATTTTATAGCATTAGTATTTATGGAGGTCAGGGCATCCTGTTCTTCTTGCGGACTCAGGCTAAATATATCCCCGAATCTGGTCTCATGGTATCCGGCCCTTGTTCTCATTTCTGGAGACACAAAAGTAACTCCATAAGAAGTCTGGTCTACCGGCTTTGGCCTCCATGAATTGAACATATCATCGGATAGGGTAAGGTCCATGTGATTAGTTTGTTTCTTATTGCTTTCTCTGAATTCCTTATAACCTCCCGGATAGAATTTTATCTTACCCTTCCCACGGATTCCTCTGGGCCTTGCAAATGGATTTGTAGAGTATGGCGGTAATGAGGTCATGTCGGACTTTAAGCCCTTCTGTTGAACCCTATCCTTCACTTCCACGGCAGAGTTAATAGCGGCCTCCCTGAGTACCTTGGCAGGAACACCGGCATCCGCAAAGTTCTTTACCTGTTGCTTAAAGAACTGAAGGAAATCATCATAAACATTATTTGCCATGAAAACTTGCAGGAATTGAAATCATTACTTTACTTTGCCCCGAAACTAAAAAACAAATTTATGATTTTATATCCACAAAGCGCAGAACTGTATGCCTTCGAATTCACAGGGGTTTTTGTAAACCTCACCATTGATAATCTTGAACCAATCAGGATTGCATTGGAAAGTCTTGATGGGGGTACAATAAACTTCTTTAAGATTTTTGACAGTCAAACCATGCAATCAGATTATTGGTTAATCTACAAGACATTGGATTGCAAGATTGAACTCAGGGTTAAACAAACTCGTGAGGAATACCAGTACCATGTTGACTTCTTTGGAGGTCGGGTGGAATACACTTCCGGGATTTCCTTCAAATTGGAAAACAAGAAATTTGTAATGCCATGAGAATGGGTTCAGATGATATGAACAGGCTACTGAAGGAATGGCTATGCATAGTCTTGTTCTATTCGATTTCCACTATTCTTCTTGGTCTTCTGGCCTTTAAACTCTGGATGAAGATCAGATGAAATTTGGCTCAGTTTGTTCCGGTATCGAAGCGGCTTCGGTAGCCTGGGAGCCTCTCGGATGGGAGGCACAATGGTTCTCAGAGATAGAACATTTTCCATCCGCAGTATTAGCCCACCGATTCCCAACGGTGCCGAACTTGGGAGACATGACTAAAATTCACGAAACACAAGAATTCAATGATTCAACTATCGATCTTCTCGTTGGAGGAACTCCCTGCCAAAGCTTCAGTGTCGCAGGACTTCGAAAAGGACTTACTGACCCAAGAGGAAACCTCATGCTCACCTTTCTCTCTTTGGCTCAAAGAAAGAAGCCAAGGTGGATTGTTTGGGAAAATGTCCCCGGTGTGTTGTCAAGTAACGGAGGAAGGGATTTTGCAACCTTCCTCACTGCGTTGGGGGACATCGGGTATGGGTTCGCCTACCGGATTTTTGACGCTCAATACTTCGGAGTGGCCCAAAGAAGAAGAAGAGTCTTTGTTGTTGGATTTCTTGGAGACTGGAGACCTTGCGCCTCGGTTTTATTTGACTCCGAAAGCTTGTCAGGGGATACTAAGAAGAGCAGAGAAAAGAGGTGCGAAAATAAATCAGACAATAAAAAATGCGCTTCAGATAGTGGCATCCCAGATTTAGCACAAACTTTATCATCAAGAGATTATAAAGGCCCATCATGCGGTCGGGATGGTCTTGTAGGAAATCCAATTGCAGTTCAGAAAGATGGTCAATTAGTGATCAGGAAATTAACCTTAATTGAGTATGAAAGGCTTCAGGGATTCCCAGATGACCACACAAAAATTCCCTACCGGAACAAGTCTGCCGACCTATGCCCAGATGGACCAAGGTACAAGGCTTGTGGAAACTCAATGGCAGTTCCGGTAATGCGTTGGATTGGGGAAAGGATTCAGATGTTAGAAGGACTTCTAAAGGAAATAAAAGATGGAAGGATGGATTAAGGTAATATTCCTATCTGACTGCATAGTCGAAGACTGGGATGAAGACAAGGAGTTTGCCTTGTGTCCAATTTGCCTTATTGAATATGCAGATTGTAAACATCCTGGACCGACTCAGGAAGATGAATATGAATACAAGGAATTTAATGGAGAACTTTTTGCAAGGCTAAAATGACATTCGAAGAATTAAAGATTTACCTACAAGAAAAGATAAAGGAATATCCTAAACTCAAATATGAGATTACGGATTTATATGCTCTTTGTCTTCAGGAAATACAAGATGGAGGCTCTCTGCAAAGAGAGATTGATTCTTGCTATAATGATGTTCAGGATCTCATCGAAGACCATTAGTCCCTGCCTCCACGGCCCTTTGGTATTGCAGTTCCGATATGGGCCAAATTTGATGGCGGCAGTTATACCCACCACGATAAGAGAAAATGGTCTGCTTGTTGGTACCCGGCATTCTCCCTTGCCAGTTACCCAAGTTAGGCCATTTTTCTACTTCCTCCTTTTTAAATCTCCTTCCGGCTCTGGCTATACAGAATGGCCGTGAGTCTCCAATGATTGTCCCAGAGTAACTATAATACTGGACATCCAGATCTTCAGAAATGGTCTGGAGATATTCTGCATTGAATACCATTACCGCATCATTGGTAACCTGGGTAATGTATCTTTGAAGGAATGGCTTCTCTGCCTCGGTGCCTTCGATAAACTGGGTTAATGTCTTTCTCAGGGTAGCCTGATTCCCTACACCGCTTATGTTGGCCTTCAGGACCTCCCTTATTGCATTGGAGAAGTTATCCTTTATTCCGGCTCCCAGAAGATTGCTTCTGGTAATGTCCACATTGGTCTTCAGGATAGCCTCATACAAATCCTGCTTTCTGGTATAGTTATCCAGAACCTCTCCCATGTAATCATCGGATAGCTTGGCTAATTCCTTAAATCCATCTGTAAGGCTTTTAACTGAGCTCTGGTAAAGGACATTGGATACAAGGGCATCACCTATCCTCCTTTTCAAAAGAATCATTTCCCGAAGGCTCTTGGCCCTGTCATCAGGATCAAGGCTCAATGCGGCTACCAGGTCAATCACTTCATCGGATAACTGGGAGAAAACTTCTGGTAAAGCATCTGCCATCTCCAATTGTAGCTTGGCCTGAAGTGCCTCTATCTTCTTGATTATCTGTTCCTGACGGGTCATGTGTCAAAGGTAGAAAAAAATATTTTTAGGAATACTTGCATTATCAGGAATCATTGCCTTAAATTTGCAGAAACTAAAACCAAAAAAAGTTATGCCAACATACGAAGTATTGCTCCAGATTAATGTTTCTCAGGAAGAAGAAGACAACGGATTCGATGTCCGTGAGTTCCTTGATTTCTCTGAGGCCGAAGATGTTCAGGATGTGAAGGTGAGGATAATGAATATTGCCATGCCCCACTTTACCATCCAACAGTTGATTGACTTTGGACTAATCTCTTAATCCGTACTGACTAAAATGATAAAGGGCCTTTCGGCCCTTTTTTTATTGCCCATCATCTATATCATCCTCCACATATTCTATCTGTGGCTCTGGCATATCCGGCATTATTGGCACAATGGAGGCATTAATCTGGTTTACCTTCTGCTTGGCTAACCTTTCCACATCTGCCCTCTGCTCCAGTATTGGCTTCTGGAACCATGTAGGATTCTCTTGGGTCAATCTACTAACAAAGGCCGGAAGGTTCACCGATAGTACATAGTCTTCTTTGGAGCATCCGTTAGTTTCTGCCAGTAAGGACTTCTCATCGGAGGTCTTGAATGGTAAAGGATCAAGCATATTGATTATCTTCAGATAAACCAATTGATTGCTATTCTCTCCGTAAAGCTTCTCCGTATAATCCAGTTCAATACCATGTACAATAATCGGATTGTAGGAATCCCTTCTGGCTACGGATAGCATATCCGAAATCATGGAAGCCGTGAGTACATCAAACTCCGTTGGCACCGTTATAGATGGCAAAGCATTCTGGACATTGTCATCTGTAATCAGGTTGAGCGAAAACAGATTATTATACCTCTGGAACATGATGTGGTAGCAAGCCATCTTATAGACCTTTGCCAAATGCACACACACGGAATAGCAGAAGGTGTTAAGTTCTTTCCGATCATACTGTTTGGCAATCCCAGATTGCTCTGCCGGGATTTGACCAAGTATCTCCAGACCTATGGCCTTGAAACCTTGGAATTCTTTATAAATAATGTCCTCCTGAAATAGGCGAACTGAGTCCACCGGTCTCTCAATATATCCTGCCGGTGGTACAGGCGGTACAAGGGGTGTAGGATTGATTGCAGAAACTCGGTCAAGGTTTATCTCCATCAATCCAAACGGAGTTGTAGAAGCCCTACCAGAGCCTTTACAATCGTTACACCCTGCCTTCTCGTTCTTATTGTTTATTCGCTCACCGGTGCCATTGCAAGTCTTACAAGGAGACATCTTTAAGGCCCACTTCTGAGGAAGGGCATGAACGGCAAACATCACATTAAGATCATCTGTCCTGAATAGGACTTCATTCCATGCCGGAAGACAAGGCTCCAGAACGGAATCATAAATCAGATGTCCATCTTCCTCATCACAAATGATATTCCCAACCTTAAAGGCAGGAAGATACATGAAGTTGAATGGCATTGAGTAAACCACAATTGGGTTGGGTTCCAAGTATTGCTTTACTTGGCGGAATAGCAAAAGACCTTCAACGGTCAGGGCAAGGAATTGGTCCCACTTTTTATTATTAGCATCCTTCCATTCCTCGGTCTTCCAGAGTACCCACTTATCATTTTCAAAAAGTAAATCCTCAGATTCGATTATTTGTGGGTATGGCTTTGACCAGTCCAGTTCCGGAGTCTGATCAGGTTTCTCAATGAACTCCTTTATATCAGGCATGATAGCCACAACGGCATTGGCATCCTGAAGGTAGGTTTTAAGGAATACATTGAATAACCAGGTCTCAAGTTTGTATGTCTTTGGTAGGTTGTACCGGACATAATACTCCAGAGTATTCGGTTGGCTATTGACTTTCTCCGCAATCCCGGTCCTTTTGTAATCCGATTCAAACCGGATTTTAAAGTCATCTGACTGTTGGATTTTCTGGAGAAAGGTATAGACCCTGCCTGTGCAGATTTTTGTGGGTGATTGCCACCGTTCTTTCCGGTAGGCTTTCATCCAAGGCTCCTCTGAAGGATGTTGAGAACGGAGTAGTTTTTCGGGATAATCATTCTCAAAGTGATACTCCAATACCTGGGCCTTTTCTCTGGCCTCTATTATGTATTCACTACGGCCATCACGGATTTGTTCATCCATGATGTGCTTAACGATTATCCCGATTAACTCCTCCATTTTAATTAAGTCAATTCAATAGTAACTTGAATATCCAAAGTACCGAATACACAACCGGACTCGTTTGAAACTACGGCAACAAGGTTGTAAATACCATTTACGGCACTTGTACCATCAAACTCCAAATCACCAGTTGCCGGATCAATTGTTAGACCATCAGGTATAATACTATTAGGTCCATCCTGAAGACTCCAAACTAATGTGCCTTCATCCAAAGGACTATCATAGTTAAGAACTGCGGTCCAGTTGGTTGTAGTAGTTCCAATAGCAGTAATGCTAAATGATGACTGAGCAATACCGGCACTTGGACCTTCAATCATAAAATAAAGACCCTCAAGGAATGTATCGGTAAGGAAGCTATATGGAAGTGCATTAACCTTGGAAATCCAGGTAACCACAACCTCGGCCATCTGGTAAGTATTCAGTTCATTAGTGATAACTGGATCACCAATTACTGTTACATAAGAACCGGAAGCATCCCAGATACGGTATGGAGTGAAGTAGTAGAAATCATATAACTGACTGGTACTTAGGAAGTTATTATAAAATTCTACATTAGTCAATGTTACTCCTTGTTGATCCATATAATTCAAAGTATGGGTCTTGGCAAGGACTTTAGTGTTCTGCATACCACGGCCAGTAGTGGTGGCGGTATCAGGCTTCGGCTTATCACCGGATGTATTGAACACAAGGTAAGCATCGCCATCAAGGTATCTCTGCATCAGGGCATCCATCCAGTCCTGGGCATTTGACTTTTCTAATGTCGTTAAAGCTTGTGACTTCTTTACATAAGCTACGGCAATGATTTTATTCTGGAAATCCGGATCGCAGTTGTAGTTCTGGTAACAACCTACGGTCGGGCAAACGATTGATAAAACTGACATTGTTATTTGTTTAACAAGTTAAGCAACTTGAGTTCCTGGGTTGAAAACCCTGTTTGAGTGCCTGAAACTTCATCTGGGACAAAGTCTCAAAAGAGGTCTGGGTGGTGAAGTCTTGAATGGTGGCAACATCAATATCACCTTTTACAAATATTCCCTGATTGTTCCACACTATGTAAGGATGTCTGGTGGCATCAGTCATCGCCAACTGCGTTTCCAAGTCAAAGAAATCAGTATGCAAATCTATGGATAAATCTTGTTTATTCTGAGGTCTCCGATGGACTCCATTGGATTGTCTGTACAAGCTTTCCTCAATCACCGGTTTCTCTCCTCCTCCGTTAAGTCCTATCCTGATCCTTTGTTTCCAGTTATTGAAATACTCATATCCCTGTGCAACAGTATTATTGTCAGACCAGAATTCAAAAATTGTGGAGAAGCAGTCTGCTCGGTTAATGTTAATGTTATTACTTAGTGAGTACAAGTAATAACTTGTTCCGCACTCACAGGTTTGCTCTGGGGTTTCCCATAATTCAAAAATGCAACTTGAACCAGATCCATCTGTGTGGCAATTACTCATTGATAGAGTAGTGTCACATGGAACATTGTTTCTGTTCCAGTTCCAAATTATTGCTCCTTCAAGTTCTTGAGCATTCATCCCTGATATATTTTCATTACACCAAGTCACAATGTCCGTGGCGGTTGTGGTATCAGAGATTACATTATAGACCCCAATGTCAGACCCTAACTGCCATTTAATATATGGGGATATGCTTGTAAAAACTACTGTATTAATGTAGTCAAGGTAATCAGTCAACCCTGTTCCCTCCAATGTATAGGTAAATTCAAGGTCGCATTCAGATGTTGGATCTGAGTAAAGCCCCAACCGGTAACATCCATCTTTTACTGCCGGGATGGTGCATGAAGCTTTAAATTGTTTTGAACAACTATTCTGCCCTTCAAGGAAGAATTGGAAATCTTCTGGCACCGTTCCTCCTCCCCATGATAATGAAGCTACATAATCATCATTCTCTATACTTAAAACACTATTGATATAATTGTATACTACCCAGTTTACAACCCAATTTGTGCCGTTAAAATAAAAAGTTGAATCGGAGAATCCTTCAAGCTTTAGCTTTTCTAAAAGAAATTCTGCGAATTCCTCTGGGGTTGGGGAAGGTGGTAGGCCAGAGAAAATCCTTGGGAAAGCATACAGATAATCATTTGGTCCAGTAGGTATTGTTTCCCCTATTCCAACTAACAATGTAGCCGCAGGATAATAAGGATCAAATGGAGGGGTTTCATTAGGGATTACAAATGAGACAGTATATTTATTTTCTGCCTCACCTATTTTCTGGATGAACTCTCCGCTTTCTGTAAAGAGTCCTATATTGACATTGTCAAGTCCGGTGAGATTACCATCAATTACATTAAATTGATACTGGTCACCAGGTATAGCCGGCATCGGATAGAACTCTGGGCTTACATAGCAATCCGGAATAAAATCTACAAACTCAAAGTCGAATGTATCGTTATTATAGATCCACCTTCCTGCTTGCAATGGCTCATAAGGAATCGGGGAAAACTCTGAGTAATTGGTCAGGAAGTTGTACGGAGAATTTCCGTAATCATCAGAGACAAACCTCTGCCATAGCCATGTAGAATCCAGTTTGCCTACCAGGATGAACTTTCTTCTGGAAGCATTAATAAAGTTAATCTGGAATCTATCGTAAGATGTGAACGCAGGATTAGAAATGGACTTAGTCCATCCATCAGGCATGGTGTACTTGGCATATTCAGTAGCAACAGAGTTAATATCATTCAATGAAGCCTGAATAATGCGCTCCATCACACTTACTATGTATCTATCATCACCATTGAGGACAGGTAGTTCGAATGTCCTCCTGTTCTCATAGGGCAAGTTCGGAACAGGTTGTCTGTCTGGTACTCCATTGGCATTAATGAACCAGTTATCTCCCCTTGCCAATCCTGATATAGCTACATTGGAAATAGGATTGAATGCATAGGTAATCGGGAAGATTGCAGAGCCATTGATATTCACAATCTCCAATGCCTCACTTACCTTAATTTCCTCATTAATCAGAGGCTCGGCAAAAGAGCCACTAAATGAACCAGGAGTAAAGGCATTGACACTGCTATTGACAACTATGTTAGTGCTTGGCACATAAAAACCATTAACAGTAAAGCCTGCTCCTGTTAGATTCAGAGCTTCCATGTCTGGATTAAACACATTTATGTTGTACTCATTATTAGGGCTATCAGGAATCTTCTGGATGCCAAAGTCAAAGCGACCATAGTATGGATGCCCCTCATAGACTTTGACCCATTGCTTAATCGCAGAATAAAGCCCATCAATGGTATTGCCGGGCCAGATGCTTGGCAGGTCAATAGTCAGTTGCCCAACCATCTCATTGATAAGGTCGGTCATTATCTGGTTATCCGGATAGAACCCGGCATTCCATGACTGATTAAACCTGTAAAACGGATTAGCGTTACCCATTAGATAGTGTGTCAATTATCATCTGTGCCGATGTCTGGACAATGCCATTGATGCTTACTTCATTGGCAACTACTGTAACCATAAAGTCATCATTATTATTGTAAAGTCGTATAAAAACCGCAGTATCCATCTGCATAGAATAACTATAATTATATTCTTGGCCTCTATAATTTAGTAGACCATTTATTATTGTAATCTCTTCCATTATATTGGTGTTGTTGACATAATTACATTTTGAAAAGTTCTATTAGCCGATGCGGAAAAATATACTACGATATATTGATTTATTGACCAATCTATTGCAGTACTTACACTTAGTACACCTGTACTTGTCACAAATGGAGCGTCCATATATCTGGTTGTATTCCCTGAGCCTCCGCCAAACAAGTAAAACGCACGGATGCCATTCTGAGCCGAATTACCTGCTCCGACAGCAGATGGGCCTAAAACAGTTACTCCGCCAATAGCCGGACTTGTATTGATATTTACTGCCCAACTACTTGTTGTAACGGTTACAGTAGATAACCATCTAACAGTCATTAAAAAGGCATTATTTGATGTAAATGTTCCTGCCGGGATTGTTAATGTTTCTAAAATAGTGTTTCCTGTTGGGTTAGTTATTGTTGTGGCAGTAGTATTTTTTAAAAACTGCAATGCTTGCGCCCCTCCATTATTGACCCATGATAAAACTCCTGAACCATTGGTCTGAATTACTGTGCCTGCTGTGCCATCTGAATTAGGCAATGTCAATGAGTAAGACCCTGCAAGTGTAGTTGGAGACTTTAATCCAACATAATCAGTTCCATTAGCAGTATCCTCTCTTAGCCTTATCTCTCCGGCACTTGTGCCATTGTTGAACGATGGAATTGTTGAATCAATCACCACATTGCCAGAGGCATCAGGAATAGTGATAGTCCTGTCGGCAGTAGGTGTAGTTAATTTAATGTTGGTTGTATTGGCATCTGTTTCAGACCTAAATCCCAAGGCTTTTGTGGCCACTTGCCAAAACATTGTCAGGTAATTATTGATACCTGTCGGTGCAGAGTTGGCACTGTGCATATGGAAATGCCCAGTAGTATTGCTATCACCAATCTTAGGGCTATGAGCCACTACAAATCCACTTGCATATCTTAATTGGTTGTTGCCATCAAATGCTCCTCCATTTTTAAACTGATAATCACCATTTGAGCCTCCTGGTGAACCTCCTCCACCGCCAGAGCCATTACTTGCGGCAGTTATGCGCCCTTGAGCATCAACAGTAATGTTAGTGTTGGTGTAAGCTCCGGGAGTTACGGCAGTGTTGGCAAGGTCAATAGTTCCAGAGCCTGTTATTGTGCCTCCATTGAGAGCAGTTCCTGCTGTTATACTTGTGACAGTACCATTGCCTTTATTGTTGAATGTAGTCCAATCTGCATTATCTAAGTAGCCATCAGTTGAGGCATCTGCTTTGGGAATGCTGATTGCAGGAGTTGAGCCTCCTGAAGATGCAATAGGTGCAGTACCACTTACCGATGTAACTCCTCCTCCTGAACCATTAGCCGCAGCAGTTATGCGGCCTTGGGCATCAACGGTGATATTGGCATTGGTATAGGCAGCAGGAGTAACCGCAGTGTTGGCAAGGTTTACAGTAACCACTCCGCTTGATCCTCCGCCAGACAAACCTGTTCCGGCAGTCACTCCAGTGATTGTGCCTACAGGTAGCCCTCCTCCGGGAAAGTAGCTTATCACTCTCCAATTACCTGACCCCTCAGAGATTAGCATGATGCAATCACCTGCGGCAGTTGTTACATTAGCCGCCCCTGGGATAATCAGACTTGTGGCATTGTACTGAAGTGTTACTGCAATGTCAAAGCACAAGACAAAGCGTGATCCGGCAGGGAGAGTGCCAAATGAATTAATCGTTACAGGCCCAGGGCCAATGATATGGACAAAGTTGC